CGAGGGTTGTGCCCGGGTGCAGGTACAATGATTCAAAGCACGTCTGGAGCTTTCCGAGTGGGGCGAAGATCGTATTCGGATCTATGCATCATGCGTCGGACAAGATCAATTATCAGGGTAAGGCTTACGATTTTATAGCCTTTGACGAGCTTACGCATTTTACATATGAGGAGTACAGCTATCTTTACTCCCGTAATCGTGCGAACGGACCGGGAACGAGGGTATATATAAGATCTACGGCAAATCCCGGCGGTGTCGGGCATGGCTGGGTAAAGAAGAGGTTTATTGATGCGGCAAGGCCCCTGGAGACCGTATCCGAGAGGGTGACCGTTCCCGATGGTAACGGTGGAATGCGGGAGATTGAGAGGACGAGGTGTTTTGTTCCGGCTAACGTCTTTGATAACAAGGCGTTGCTTTCAAATGATCCGAATTATGTTGCGAATCTTGCTCTTTTGCCGGAGGCTGAGAGGAAGGCACTTATGTACGGAGACTGGGAGAGCTTTTCCGGGCAGGTATTCTCGGAATGGCGAAACAATCCGGAGGGGTACAGGACAAGGAAATGGAGTCATGTTATCGTGCCTTTTGAGGTTCCGAAGGACTGGAGGATATACCGTGGCTTTGACTTCGGATATGCGAAGCCCTTTTCGGTGGGATGGTATGCTGTTGATTATGACGGCAGGATTTATCGCATTCGTGAGTATTACGGATGTACAAATACGCCGAATGAGGGTGTGAAGCTGAATCCCGATGAGATAGCACGCAAGATCCGTGAGATAGAGAATACAGATATAAATCTCAAGGGCAGGCACATATTCGGGATATGCGATCCGTCTATATTTGACGAGTCCAGGGGTGAGAGTATAGCGGCGATGATGGCACGGCAGGGGGTATATTTTGAGCCGGGAGACAACACGAGACTTGCCGGTAAGATGCAATGTCACTATCGTCTTGCCTTTGATGAAAAGGGTATTCCGATGTTTTATGTGTTTGATACGTGCCGTGGGTTTATTCGTACCGTTCCGAATCTTGTTTACAGTGAGAAGCACGTTGAGGACATTGATACCGATACCGAGGATCATATTTATGACGAGTGGAGGTATGTTTGCATGGCGCGGCCTATTGCGGCAAGAAGGAGTGCGGACAATATCGGACCTAAGATAGCGGAGGATCCTCTGGATCTTATGAAGAAGGAACCGAGGTTGGATAGGTATGGGTATATTATTTGAATTAAGAATTTTCGGGGGTTAATATGGAATTTGGAGTTAAAGAGGTAGAGAGTGCTTCGGTGAAGATCGGATCCGAAGAGGTTAAGAAGGCTTACGAGGTGCTGACGAAGTATAAGGCGGGCAAGGTGAATCTTGAGAAGCATATTATCGAGAATGAGCGTTGGTTCAAGATGAGGCAGTGGGAATTTCTGAGGAAGAAGGATGATGTGTCTCCGGAGCCTTCATCGGCGTGGCTTTTCAATGTTATTATCAACAAGCACGCGGATTGTATGGACAACTTTCCGTGTCCGAATGTGTTGCCGAGAGAGGAAGGTGACAGACCTGATGCGAGGACGTTATCGGCGATCATACCTGTTATTCTTGAGAGGCGTGAGTTTGAGCAGGTGTACAGTGACAACAGCTGGTACAAGCTGAAGAACGGTGCGTGCGTTTACGGAGTATTTTGGGAGAACAGTCTTGAGAAGGGATTGGGAGACATTGATGTGCGTCGAGTGGAGCTGCTGAATCTCTTCTGGGAGCCGGGTATACGTGATGTGCAGAAGTCGAGGAATCTTTTTTCGGTGGAAGTGTATGACGAAGATGTGCTGAAAAGTCGTTATCCGAAGCTTGAGGGGAAGCTTGGCGGTGGTGCTTTGGGCTTTGATCTTGCGGAGTATCGGCACGATGAGAGTATTGACAACAGCGGGAAGAGTGTTGTTATTGACTGGTACTACAAGAAGGTAGTCGGAAGCCGTGAGGTTGTGCATTATTGCAAGTTTGTCGGGGAGACGGTTCTGTATGCTTCGGAGAATGATCCGAATTATGCGGAGCGTGGGTACTATGATCACGGTATGTATCCCTTTGTGTTTGATGTGCTGTTCCCCAACGAGGACAGCCCTTGCGGATTCGGGTATGTGGATCTTGCGAAGAATCCTCAGATGTACATTGACAAGATCAATCGTGCGATGCTTGACAACACGATGATGTCGGCGACACCCAGGTGGCTTGTGAAGAAGGACAGTGCGATAAACAAGGAGGTGTTCCTTGATTTTACCAATCAGATGATTGAGGTTGAGGGAAGTCTTGATGAGGCTCACGTGCGTCAGTTGGATGTTGCGCCGCTTCCGGGTGCTGTTCTTTCGGTATTGCAATATAAGATAGACGAGCTGAAGGAGACAAGCGGTAACACGTCTTATGCGCAGGGAATGGGAGGCTCCGTCACCACCACTTCCGGCATTGCGGCGTTGCAGGAGGCGGCGGGAAAGCTATCCCGTGACATGGTAAAGAGTTCGTACAGGGCTTACAGCAATATTTGCTACATGGTGTTGGAGCTTATACGTCAATTCTATGATGAGACAAGGAGCTTCAGAATAACCGGAAGCGGCAAGGAGGAGTTTATTTCCTATGACAATTCGAATATACGTCTTTCCGAGAGCATGGGAGCTGACGGTCGGATGTATTCGAGAGAGCCTGTATTTGACATTAAGATAAGTGCCGAGAAGCAGAATTCTTATCAGAGGAATGCACAGAATGAGCTTGCGGTAAGCCTTTTGAATCTGGGTGTATTTGATCCTGCGAGGGTTGACATGACGCTTCCGATGTTGGAACTGATGACCTTTGACGGTAAGGAGAAGCTTGTTGACACGCTGTCAAAGAATGCGACGTTGCAGGATAAGATGATGCAGATGGTTCAGCTGTGTGTCAATGCTGCAAATTCTGTCGGCGGTGAGTTCGGGATGGCGTTGATGCAGCAGGTGCAGGCTCTTGTCGGGAATGCGACGCCCGGGATGATGCCTTCGGCTCCTGTGTCGGCGGAAAAGGGTGTGAATCTTGATCCTGTGCCGGAAAACAGGTATGTGGAGAAGGCACGGGAGATGACGGCGAAGACTACTGAAGTGTGAGCGCGCTTTGCGTGCAATGCAAAATGTAAAGTGCAAAATGCAAAATTGTTGAAAAAGGGATAGAGCTATGACGAAGATTTCTTATAAGTTTTCGAGAGGGATGTTTGTGGGCAAGTTTGATCTTCGGATGGAAGGTCATGCGGGATTTAATCCGGGTAATGACATTGTTTGTGCGGCGTTATCGGGGCAATTCTTTTCGTTGGCAAATTACCTTGATGCGATAGGTTCTGAGCCTTTGGTTGAGTATGATCCTGTGACGGGGTTCGGGCATATATCTTGTCGTGGAGGAATAAAAACGGGGCTTGCTTTCGAGTATTGTCTTTGTTCGTTTATGATGTTGGCGGATGCGTATCCGGACAATGTATGTGTTGTTGAAACTTGAGACCGTATGTCGCATTGAATCTTTATTTATAGTAAAATGTTTTTGCGGAGCAGCAATACGCAAGTTTTCGAAGAAAACTTGACAAGTTCGCTCTGCGAACTTACTCGAGGGAAAGACCTCGTAAAATAAACTTTTGAAAGGGACTGTGTATGAATAGATACAAGTTCATACCTTTGCTTTCGCTTTTTGATGAAGGCGGAGCGGGTTCGGGCGTAACATCGAGTGCCGCCGGCTCGGAAAATGGCAGTAGCAAAGTTGCGGGATCGGAGCGAAATGCAAAGGATCTCAGCAATGTTATCTACGGAAAGCAGAATGCGGATGCCGATACCGATGCGCAGGGTATGGTAAAAGATACAGCTTCCGGGGATAATGGCGGTTCCGTCGCCGGGAACGAAGTTCGCAATACGAACAAAGAAAAGGCTGTGGTAGGTAGTGATGAGGACTTTGATGCTCTTATAAAAGGAGAGTTCAAGGATGCTTTCAACAAGCGTGTAAAAAGTATTGTTGACAGGCGTACGCGCGATATGCGTACACTTGAAAAATACAAGACTGATACCAATGATCTTGTCGGTCTGCTTGCGGGAAAGTACGGTGTTAAGTCCGATGATATCACGGCTCTTACCAAAGCGATACGTGAGGATGATTCGTTCTTTGAGGAAGCAGCATATGCAGAGGGCTTGACTGTTGAGCAGTACAAGTACAAGCTGAAGCTTGAGAAGGAAAACGAAGCTCTTCGTAATGCACAGGAAACGGCTGACAGACAGCGTGCCGCAAATGAGAGGATGACGAGATGGAATGCCGAAGCGGAAAGGCTATCCGAGCTTTATCCGGGTTTTGATTTGAATTCCGAGGCGCAGAATCCGACATTCTTAAAACTTTTGCAGAGCGGTATTGATGTTAAGACGGCTTTTGAGGTTGTGCACAATGATGAGATTGTCAGCGGTGCTATGCGTGTGACGGCGGATGCTGTCAGAAAGCAGGTCACCGATAACATCAGAGCTCGTGGTATGAGACCTTCCGAAGCGGGAGCCAGAAGCAGTGCGGCGACCATCGTCAAGAGCGATCCATCCAAATTTACTAAAGAGGACAGAGCGGAGATCGCACGTCGTGCAAGGCGTGGAGAGAAGATTGTTCTGTAGTATAGAACACGATGCCGTATTGTCCTGTAAATTATGAAAGGATGATAATATGAAGCTCTTTAAATTCAAGCCATATCTTAGGCTTTTTGACAACACAAATGTTACGACCTCCGAGGGGCTTTCCGCGGAGATGCGTACATATTACAGCGATCTTCTGATAGACAATGCTCAGCCGAATCTGGTGCATGATCAGTTCGGTCAGAAGGTTCCTATTCCCAAGGGTAGCGGCAAGACCGTTCAGTTCAGGCGTTACAAGCCGTTCCCCAAGGCGTTGGTACCTCTCCAGGAAGGTGTGACACCATCCGGCAGAAGTCTTGAGGTTGTACCGCTTGAGTCTACCGTTTCCCAGTACGGTGACTATGTACAGCTGTCGGATATGCTTCTTCTTACAGCTGTTGACAACAATCTTGTTGAGGCTGTTACGCTTCTCGGTAATCAGTCAGGTCTTACGCTTGATACCATTACCCGTGAAGTTCTGGTCGGCGGTACTCACGTTATATATGCGGGCGGTGTGACGTCCCGTAGTGCTATCGGTTCGGATATGAAGCTTACAAGTGCTCTTGTAAAGATGGCGGCAAGAGAGCTCAAGCGTATGAATGCTCCCAAGATAGGCGGTTGTTATGTTGCGGTCATTCATCCCGACGTTACTTACGATCTTACGAGTGACGAGGAATGGATCGAAGCGAACAAGTATGCCGGTTCGACCAACATCTTTGAGGGTGAGATCGGTAAGATCCACGGTGTAAGATTCGTTGAAACAACTGAAGCTAAGATCTTTGACAAGGCAGGTGCTTCCGGTATCGGTGTATACGGCACGCTGTTCCTTGGGGCGAATGCTTACGGTGTTACCGAGATCGAAGGCGGAGGTCTTAAGACCATCATCAAGCAGCTTGGTTCTGCCGGTACCGCCGATCCTCTTGATCAGAGAGCGACAGCGGGCTGGAAAGCTACAAAGACTGCGGAAAGACTTGTTGAGGAGTACATGGTCAGAGTTGAGTCTGCATCCAGCTTCTCGGCGGCAGGTTCTTACGAGCCTAACTGATAATGACGAGGTGACAAACTATGGCAAAGGAAGTAAAGAACGAGGCTCTTGAAGCATCCGAAAAGGAAGCAAAGGTTGATGCTGTGAAGAAGGAGATCGAAGAACTCCTGGCGGCGGCAAAGGAAGTTGCGGCCGGCATCATTGAGGATGCGAAGAAGGAAGCGGAATCCATACGCAAAGGCATTCCTGCCGTATCGGATGCTGTATCCGAGGATGTGAAGGCGGCTATTGCACGCGGCGAAGAGCTTGTGGAGGTTACGCTTTTCCGTGACAACGGCAAGTACAGTGATGATGTATATGTATCGGTTAACGGTGAGAACTGCATCATCAAGCGTGGCGAGCCTGTAATGATCAAGCGCAAGTTCAAGGAAGTTCTTGACAATTCGGCAAAACAGGACAGGACTGCTGCTGATATGCAGAGAGAGCTTTCGGACGAATACAAGAAGAAGACCGAGTCTCTCGGTATTTGAGTCAGCAATATAAAGTGAATTACGGCGGTGGAAGGCGGCGGTGCTTTCTGCCGCTGTTTTGTTTGGATGTGGAAAAGGATTTAGGGGATAGGATTTAGGATATAGGGGAGGATAATTTGCTTCGCAAATTTTCATTTGATTGAAAAAATGATCAAAGATGTTACTTGATTCTATCATTTTGTTCTTCCGACTTAATCCGTATTTTTTAAATAAATCGAAGATTCCGAAGGAATCATCATCCCCTAAATCCTATATCCTAAATCCTATCCCCTAATATTACGGAGGTTATTATGGAAAAAATATTTGAATGGCTTTTGCCGATCAAGAAGGATGACGGCATGGTGCTTCGCGGGATAAGAGTCGGTGAGACGGCTCCGATCGTGAGGATGCATCTGATTGACGATAGCGGGAAGGGTGCGGATATAACCGGGGTTGACGCTGTATCGGTGGCAGTAGAGAGAAGCGACGGCATGAAGGTTGCGCTTACTCTTTCGGTACAGGCGGTGCTGTGCTTCTGCCCTGCTGTTGTGGAGTTATCTTTTGCCGATGAGAGGCTTTCCGCTGTTGCGGGGCTTTGTGTGGGAATTATCGACTTTTATTCCGGGGATGCAAGGATGACGAGTGCGAGGTTTCGTTATAATGTTGAGCCGGGAATTGTTGTTTCGGACAATGAGGTTGCCGGGGATCCGGAGTATTCGATGTTTGTTGGAGCGATGACGGATCTGGCAAAGCTCAATGAGGATGTGTCAAAGGCGGAAAATGCAAGAAATGTTTTTGAAGTGTTTGATCCCTATAAGGAATATGTTCGTGGGAACAAGGTTGCTTTTGGTGGGGCGAGTTATGTTCTTGTTGCCGAGCGATCAAAAGGTGAGAATCCTATGGTTTACACCGACAAGTGGCTCTGTATTGCCGAGAAGGGCGACAGAGGTGAAAAAGGCGAGAAAGGCGAGAAAGGCGGTTCGGGTATTCATGTAAGGGCATTGGGTTTACCGTTTGATTGTGAAGTCGGGCGGCGTTACAATGCGCCGAAAGCTGTGGATACATCAGAAATGTCCACCGGAGATTTTGTGTTTGACAGTGACGGTGGATGTCTTTTTACCGTTGATTTGTACCTGGCAGATGGAAATGGCGAGGCTACTCTTTTTCCGGAACCGGATTATAGATGCGTTGCGAATGTAAGAGGATATTCCAAGGATAAGTACGGCAACGTGACATATGGTGATAACCATGTCGGGTGTAAGGCTTACTATATCAAGTCGATTGACCTTACTAATAAGAAGATTTATCTTTCCGAAACAAAGGTAGTACCTGTGATATCGACCGCAGATAATACGGATACGTCTTTTGCTACGCCTGCCTATGATGTTGGAGACGGATTCTCTATCGTTAACAAGAATCACTACAACAATTGCGGAACTATCGCTTCGGTGGTGAACAATGTTGTTACATATTCCGAGGATAGTCTTGGATTTACGGCTATAAATGAGGACACAGACGGCGGCATTGCGGATTATACCTTCCATGTATATAATAAGCCCGATGTCGGTGTTGTGCTTATTACCAAAAATGCATATGCGGTTGGAGTAATCAACATGGCTTTAGGTGCTTATTCTTCGGCTGAGGG